GCTGTAAGGGCTTCTTGCTGTTCACGAAAGGCGGCTTCTTTTGCCCTACGCTCATCATGCCAAGCTTTCTTATACTGTTTAAATTTATTCTTAACATTCGCAGAATACTCTTCAGATTCATCGGCTTTTTCTAACTCTTTAGCCATTTCTTCTGGGAGGGGGTCTACATTGCGATCTTCCGGTGGGGTATCGTCTTCAATCTCAACTTTTATATCGTCGCCTTCGATCTCAACATCTATTTTGTCTTCGATCTCGTCGGGAAATTTGAATCCACTCATATCAACTCCTTATTTACGACGAATGCCGCGTGGGTCATCTACAACCCCTTCAACGGTATCTTCGTTAATCATTCGAAACTCACGCCCATGTATTACAAGCCTTGAGCCTGCGTTAGGTCGTACCAAGATAAAATCACCTACTTTGCACCAAGGGCCAGTTGGATACCTATCTTTATCCATATAGCAGTCGGGGCCAAGCGAGACCACAAATAAAACCGTAGTCAGTGTTTCTTCTATACGAACAGTTTCGTCAGCTTTAGCTATTCCACTTTCATACATGTCATCAATTTCCGGGATCGCGCACAAGATATGATATCCAGATGGGCGGGGGAGTTGACTTGCTTTTTCCTCGGCGGTGGCCTCGGGTCTATAACTACCTACTACTTGAGGGTTATTGGGGTTTGTGCCAATAAGGATTTCATTCATCAGAATGCTCCATGTTGTGTTTAAGGTCTGTCATATATCTGCGCGAAGTAAGAAGACCTTTAATCTCACCGCACATACCGCTGTACTCCTCAAAACTCTTAGCCGAAAATGCACCAAGGGCTTCTTGAAGTTGTTCTACTTTTTTATCGATGTTCTGAATTAACAGATCTAATAACTTATCGGTTTCCATTACTCACCTTTTTTGGAAGGTTTTGGTTCTTGTTTAGCTGATTGTTCTTTCTGGTGTGCTAAATTAGTAACATGTTTAATACCATCCATACCTAACCTAGCCCCTTCAGACATATGCTGATGTTCCCTTTGAGCGTGATCCCCGACAGCTTTAGCCGCTATTTGAGCCCCGGCGGTATGTTGCTGAGCAGCAATCCTTTCCCTTTCAATCTGTTGTTGTTGCAGTTTGAGTTGTGCATCTGTATTATCTTTCTGTACCTTACGTTGGAGATCTCCCTGTTTGATCTGGAGCTCTTGTTGTTGAAGGGCGATGAGTGGATCATTGGCTTGTTGCTTCTGAGCTGCCTGCTGAGCCTCTTGCTGGTGCTGTTGCAGTAGTTGTTGAGAAGCTCTTGCTGCCATCTGGGATATCTTGACTTCCATCTCAGGCGTCATATTGCCCTCGTCCTCATTATCTTCTTCAGGTTGAGGTGGTAACGTAATACCCATAGTTTGCTCAATCTGTCTGCGATATTCCATGCCCAAGTGTTCCGCTACGTGAGCAGTTAACGAGCCCTGTACCATCTGAGCTAGTTGTGGGTTTTGGGATACAAGTTGTTGGATGTGTGGGTCTTGTGCCGCAGCCATGTGGACTGTGATGTGTGCTTGATGATCCTGATAAATAAATGCTTTAACCGGTTTGCCAGATAGCATGTTCTGGTTCTCAGTCACAGGGTCACGCGGGCGCATGTCTTCATGCACAGGTACTAGCTTTTGGTAGTTTTTAATCCCAAGTACTTCAAGCATCTGGCGATGCAACATGGGTAAGTCATAAAGCTGGGGGGCTGTTTGTGCTAACTGAAGTGCGGCTTGATACTGGACAACTTTTTGCGCCATTGTTGCAGCATTAGGATCACTGACTGGCAGTACATCCACATTGTCATAGTCAGACTTCTTAGCCCTTCGGCTACCTTCATCAGGTTCATAATTGTATTCCTCAGGTGTATAGTCAGCAATAATTACTTTAAGTAACTTGAACTCTTGCTTCATTGAGTAATGCACACGGGCTTGTACCGCGCTCATCATTTTTAAAGTTCTTTCTAAGATAGCCAAGGTAGTCCCAACTGGGGACTGGGCACTCATGTCTGATGTCTGTAGCTCAGCCGCACCCGCAAATTTACGTCCTTCATCTATGATATTTTGTAATAACGTAAACAGTACTTGCGATGGCTCCTTATAAGGCAAAGGCATGATATTATCTCTCATCGTGCCACTTGGAACATCAACGTCCCTAAACTCTCCCGGAGCGATTGGTGTGTCGTCTCCTTTTACTCGCAAGCCACGGGTCTTAAAGCCGCCCGGCAAGTTGGATAATGTTCCAGCATCGACGAGCTGACGTATAATAGAAGTACCAGACTTAGCAAAAGCACCAATGAGGTGAATAAGCCCAAAGCAATAGAAGCCAAAGCCCGGGATATAACCATAATGAACAAAATGCTGTCGCTTCTGAAAAGTTTCATCGTCAGGTTTCCAATTTCTACGAATAGATAGTACGCTGTTAGTACCTTTATCAATAGTCACAATATATGGCAGTGCCAAGCCAGTCTCGTGGCCTTTATCATCTTTATGTTCGTAACCCGGTAAGTCTAGTTCTACGTGCATCTCTAATAGCTTGAACCGGTCATCCTGTGTTGCACGAAAGCCTAACTTCTCTGCAATCTTTTTCTCGACCTCATCCATTACCATCGTAGGTTCGCCAAGATCTATATCCCGATAAAACCCTTGCATCTGTAGGCGTGTAATTTCGTTTTTAGTTTTCCTCATTACATGAGTAACGCGCTCAGCAGATTCAATACTTGACGCACCATACGGAACAACTACATCCTCAGCTGGTACAAACATAGAAACTTGACGTTCTATAGAAGGATCATAGTAGACTTTCTTAAACGCATTACCCGCAAGACCCAAGCCCCACAACATTCTTTCATGTTCAGGCCTGTACTCGGTCATCACGTCTGTAAGTTGATAATTCATGTCGTCGCGGACACGTTGTGCAGAAGCTTTTTTCTCTGGCGTCTCTTTACCGATGATCTGAGTCTTTACCGGTCCTGCTGCTGGGAAGGTCTCCATCATTGTTTCAGCTTGGAATTTGACCACCGCTTCTGACAGTAATGGATGATATACACCACATGCCCCGGGCCAAGGCTCCATCCGATCTTCAATCTTTAGCCCCAACAACTCAAGCCCATCTACATAAGTCTGTATCCAATCTTTGCGCGAAGCAATATCGGTCTCGTAGTCAGCAATAAGATCGTAAGCAATTGTTCCGAGTAGACTATCGTCCATCTCTTCTGCTAAATTAGCACTAAACTCGTCAGTATCTTCTGTCGGCTCAATATCTAATTCCATATCGCCTTGTCTAATACTGACACTCTCGGGATCTTCAATCTGGATCTCTAAGGGTTCTTCTTGCTCTGCAATCTGATCAATGCCTTGTGGTGCAGCGTATAGTGCTTTATCAATAGCCATATTTATTCCTTATCGCTTTCTTGCAGTGTTTGTTTTGGGGTTGTACGTAAGTTGCGTAGTTGGGATACCTGTTTTTTTAGAAGCCCTATCTTTGGCGCGTTCTTCAGCGGTCATCATGTTACGTTTCATACCTTCAGCGGTATAGGTTTTTCCATCAGCTTTAAGATGTCCTCTATCTTGCAGAATTTTAATAGCAGACTCTTTACTACCGACCTGAGCTGCAAGCCGATCTAATAACTGATTCCTTCCCATAAACTTTTGAGTACTCATATAAACCCTTAGTAATACGCCGTTTTACGGCGAACCCTATATAAAAGATCTTCTTCTGGCTCATCACTTGGCAGTCGAATAAACCCACCTTGCCTGAACCGCATTAATGCTAAAGTCGTTGAGTCCACTTGGTCGTCGTTGGCTCCGCTAGGAAAGTCATTACACTCTTCAATCAGTTCCCACGCCCACCTATGGTCTGGTGCCCAAACTATCCCTGATGAAAATAAATCTGAGATAGCATTTACTCTGCTGATTTTATCCTGCCCTTTACCCGGCGTAAAATCCTTTACTGGTAAACCCATGCGATACAACTCTTGGTAAAGCGCTGCGCCGTTAGACTTTTTCTCGACAATAAACGAGTCAGGCTCCCATTCTTTGTACTCTTGTAAGCAGAGCTGTTTAAGATCCGGGAATTCAAGTCGCTTTTTGATAGCATTTAAGAGTATAATGTTGTAGTTATTTGTATGCTCATTAAAGAAGACGCCCCACGTAGTAAGTGAGTTATAGTCAGCTCTATTATTAGTCTCTTGGGCGG